AGGTATTCCAAAGGACAACATGGCTTTTGTAGATCCTGTCAGCTACCGATTTGGTATCAGCCAAGAAGACCTAGCTGGAATCTATAGTTCTTGGGATGTAATGCTTGCCACAAGCTACGGAGAAGGATTCGGTATTCCAACAGTTGAGGCTCAAGCCTGTGGTGTGCCAGTAATTGTGTCTGACTTTGCTGCTTCGCCTGAGCTGGTTGGCGATGGATGGACAGTTGGGGGTCAGCCTTTGTATGACAACTCTCAAGGGTCGTTTTTTACAATACCTTCGGTTCCACTAATCGTTCAGGCACTGGAAGAAGCCTACGAAAGAGGAAAAGGCAAGTCAGATAAGGCTGTTGAGTTTGCTCAGCAGTACGACCACGATGTTGTGTGGAATAAACACTGGAAACCAGCCCTAAAGGAGCTATTGAAATGATCCCTGTTCTCGCTTTTCCAACATTTGCCAGGCATGACTTAGCCCAAAGGATGATTGACTCTATTGACTATCCAGTTGAGCATTTAGTGATTGTAGATAACTCAGGGAAAAGAGAGTTTCAGCCTGTCAAGCCAGAAATAGTAAAGAACCTCTGGCTAATTCAAGTTCCATTTGGTGTTGGACCAGCACAAGCTATGAACTTTGTTATCAAGGCAACACCTCATGCCTCATATTGGATTTTTGCTTCTGAGGATACTTGGTGTGTTCCAGGAAGCCTTGAAAAGATACACAATGAAGTAGATACAGAGGCTTTGAACTTTGTAGACGCAGTTCCAGATTGGTGCTTTATAGCCATTGGTGAAGGTGTAATACTAAAGGCTGGGTTGTGTAGTGAGCTTTTTTACCCCCTTTATTTTGATGACAATGACTATGAAAGAATTATTGACGCACATGGGATACCTAAAAAGCGTATTCATGCCAAAATCAACCACGATAACAGTTCAACTCTTGCCGCTGGCTACCAAGAGAGGAATGTAAAAACCTTCGCCTTCAATCAAGCCTTGTTTGAACAAAGAAATGCTGAAAATAACATGAATAGTGGCGAGTGGTCATTAGCTAATAGAAGGCGCAATTCTTGGGACTAAATCGCTATTTTTACCTCTATAGGCGTGCTTTTTAGGCGATAGACTAGGACAATTATGGCACTTACAAACGCTTACGCAACCTTGGCTCAGGTAAAAGGAGCTTTGAGGATTACAGATTCAGTAGACGATAGTTTGTTAGAAATGGCTATCGAGTCTGCCTCAAGACTTATTGACGGCTACACCTATCGGTACTTCTACAACGCAGGAACCGCGACTAGAGACTTTGTTGCTCAGGATTCTTACCTAGCAATTATTGACGATTTGATTAGCCTTTCTGAGCTAAAGACAACTGACGAAATCGGTAGTGAGTATGTCACTTGGGGAACAGCAGATTACCAGTTACGCCCAGTAAACGGAAAGCAAGATGGACTAAATGTTCCATACACAAGCATCCTTTCTACTGATGACCTTCTGTTCAACATCCTTGGTGAGCAAGCTCTTGTCCGTGTGACTGGAGTGTGGGGCTGGTCAGCAGTTCCAATCGCTGTCACTCAGGCAACCATCATTCAGTCATCCAGAATCTACAAGCGTCTTGACTCACCTCTTGGTGTTGCAGGATTCGGTGATCTTGGAGCTATTCGTGTTGGTCGTGCGCTTGACCCAGATGTAGAGCAGCTAGTTATGCCTTATCGCATTATGAGGACCTTCGCCTAATGGCTTCTATCTCAGACATCCGCGCTGGGATTGCCGCTAACCTGGCATCCATTACAGGTCTTCGCACATCGGCAGAAATCCCTGACAACCCAAACCCACCTGTTGCTATCGTGTCTTTGGATTCGGTGAATTATGACAGGGCTTACGCTAACGGTCTTGTGGACTATAACTTTACGGTTACAGTCATTGTGGGCCGTTCAGCAGAGCGCATTGCTCAAAGGACACTAGACACTTACATCTCAACAGGGCAAAACTCTATCAAAAATGCGATAGAGTTAGACAAGAGCCTTGGCGGAACAGCCTACGACTGTCGAGTGACTTCATTGAACTCCATTGGTTCAATTCAGTTAAATGACAACACATACCTGGCTGCCGACTTCACGGTCACAGTCATAGCAAACTAGGAGAAATAAATGGCAAAGTTTTTTGCAAAAGACTACAAGATTACAGTAGGCACAACCGTTATCAGTGATGACATCGCTTCTGTAACTCTTGACATCACCGCAGACGAGGTTGAGACAACAGCTTTCGGAAGCACTTACAGATCACGCATCGGTGGCCTAAAAGACGCTTCTGTATCACTAGACTTCCACCAGGACTTTGGAGCTGGCTCTGTAGACGCTCTATTGTTCCCACTACTCGGTTCAACCGTAGCTGTAAAGATTGCGCCTACTACTGGCACAGTCACCGCTACCAACCCTGAGTACCAGTTCACAGCTCTAGTAACCCAGTACCAGCCTTTCGCTGGTGCAGTCGGTGACTTGGCTACACTTTCGGTTACATGGCCTGTATCTGGTGAAGTCACCAGAGCAACAGCCGCAGCGTAATCCGCTAGGATAAAACAATGAGACTAAACCTACAAGTTGCTTACTCTGCCAAACCAGATGAGCTAAAAGAAATCATTTGCAATCCGTCTGACATGGTAAAGCTTGAAACCAAGTTTGACATGTCAATAGCCAGTCTTGAAAACAACATCAAGATTACTCACTTGCTTTTCCTAGCTTGGGCAAGCGAGTCCCGCACTAAAGCAACTACTCTTTCGTTCGAGGAGTGGGTGGACACTGTAGAAAGTGTTAGCCCGTCTGAACAAAAAAAATAGTTGGGCTTGGTGAATCGTCAGCTCATTGGTACATAGCCACATTAGCTGTAGAGACAGGCATCAGTCCCCGCGAGCTTATGCAGCTTGACGAACGGATGCTCTGGACCATTGGTCGCTATCTTGTATGGCGAGCCACGCACCAAGCACCTAAGCGCTAAGAAGAAGCACCCTTCGGGGTGCTTCTTTTTTGTTCGGTAGACTTAGGTTAGATAGGCGGACTAAATGGCATTGATACTTTACTCAGGGCGTGCAAGCGCTTTGAAGGTCTACGCCTCAGACTGGAAAGTCTTTGCTAAAGCCCTCTATGAAATAGATAAAGAGCAGTCGTTTGAATTGAAAAAAAGATTCAAAGAGATAGCTAGACCAGTACAAAGCTCGGTCAAAAAAGAATTACAACATGGATACCGCGGTGAAGCCCCTATGCGCGGTATGCGTCATGGTGGTCGTACTGGTTGGAGTCGGGACTACGGGAACATTGGTAGTGCAGTAAGCGGAGCCAAGAGGCAACCCTATGATTCAGTTCTAGTAGAAGCCTTCAATAAACCCAAAAGAGGACAGACAGGCATTGCTCGACTAAGAGTTAGATCTGCTGCTACTGTCCTCAGCGATGTTGCTAGACAATCAAGTGGGCGCTCGTATACGAGAATGTATAAAATTAGAGAGTTTGGTGGCGAAGAAATTATGCGAAACCACATACTCAGCCCTAAAAGCACTAGCCAGTTTCTTCAAAACCTAGGTCCTATTGCCAAACCGAGTAAGCGCAAAAAGTCCAGACAGGTTTATCCAGGATTTGACAAAGCCTATCCTGAAGCAAAAAAAGAAGCAGAAAAAGCGATAGCAAGAACTATAGCCGTCACAGAAGCAAAGATTGATAGGAAGAACCGATGAGCCAAATGTTCCTGAATGTGGTCAGCACATTCAAAGGAGACGGACTAGCCGCTGCAACTAGACAGCTTGGAGCTTTTGGACAGGCCAGCAATGGTCTTGGAAGCACGCTTGGCAAAGTTGGTGCTGCCCTTGCTTCATTTGGTATTGCTGCTAAAGCAGTTCGATTTACACAGACAACCATCGAGGAAGCAAAAAACCTTCAGCAAAACCTTTTTGCTCTTGACTTGATTTTTGGCACATTATCTCCAAAGATGGAAGCTTTTGCAAAAGGAGCTTCCGCAATAGGTTTGAGCCAGGCTGAGGCTGCAAAGTCTTCTGTTTTCCTTGGTTCGGTTATGAAGCAATCTGGCTTTGAGATTGAGGATGTGGCCGATAAGACTCAAACACTTGTAAGTTTGGCAGCAGACTTAGCGCTTGTCTATCAGTACGATGTTCAAGAAGCCTTGCTCGGTATGACTGCGCTATTCCGCGGTGAGTATGACCCGATTGAAAAATTCGGTGTTGCTATGAAGCAATCCGAAATAAATGCTATATTGCTAGCTAAAAATCTTAATCACCTAACAGGTGAGCAAAGAAGACTTGCGGAACAAACAATTAGGTATGACCTATTTCTAAGCCGAGCAAGCGATTCCATGGGTGCGTTCGGCAGATCTTCAGGAAACTTAGCGGCAGAAAGCCTAAAGCTTTCGGCTGAGTTCAAAAACATGCAATCTACTGTTGGTACTGCGCTTGTTCCTAGCGTTACCCAATTAGTTGTGGCTCTAAAACCCTTGGTCGAACAGCTCACTCCAAGACTTATCAAGGTCTTGGGTGATGCAAAGCCAGCTCTAAAAGTTGTTACAGATTTCCTAAGAGATTTAGGTGATGAAACCACAACCACCTCACAAGTTGTAGGTCATTTTGCCGATTCTCTAGGAACTATTTTCAGGCTTATCGCTGAGAACTTTGGAACGATACTAACACTTACCGCCCTAATTGGTGGTTTGAGGGTTGCCTTCCTACTTCTTACAGCAGTGATGAACGCTACCCCCATTGGCTTTACGCTAACTGCGCTAGGGATTTTAGCTGGCGGATTCATACTTGTTGCTGACGCGGCTAAAAAAGCCGAAATAAATACCAGACAGTTAAACAAGCAATGGGCAGATAATCCTTGGCAACAAGCCGCCAATCCAGCTCGTGTGTACTCTGGCATCCTTTCAGATGTTATTAGAAAAGATTTAGATCCTCATTCTGCTCAAATCCAGGAGATAAAAAAGGCGTGGACTCGCGCCGAAAGAGCTGCTTTTGATTATTCCACAGTGGTTCGGACTGCTGCGACAACCCGACCACTCAAGGGCGGGCAAGCCAAAGGATTTTTTGCAGCCCAAGATGCGAGACTTGGTTTAAATGATGATGGGAAAGATACAGGCGGCTCACCTGCCGCTGCTGCTCTAAGTGCTATTGAGCAACTGGAAAAAACACAAGCCCTAAGTAAAAAACAAGCAGAAGCACAAGACAAGCTTTTGGGCATTGGGTTGAAGCAGGGCGTTGTAAATCAAATTTTGGCTTTTTCTAAGCCAGTAAAAGCGGCAAATGACATCTTCAAGGATTTGACTAAAAAGAACGGTGAGCTTAACAAAAAAGGCATTGAAGCAGTAAAAAATTACAATGCCACTTACGATGCTGGTATTGAGCAGGTAAATCAAAGACGAGCTGATGCCGCCGCCGCTGCTAATGCCGCTGCTGAAGACGCTCGCAGACAAGCAGAAGAATTACGCCAAGCTGAAAAAGCTCGTATTGAAGCATTAGACCAGCTATACAAAAACTTCCTAGAAACAATCAAAGGCACTTTTGCAGGTATCCGCAATGCTATTATGGGAGCTTTTGACATCACAGGTTTGGGTGGATCTACAAACGCCATTATCCGTAACATGAATAAGCTACTCGCCAAGATGAAGTCGTTT